AAGTTTCTGTAGCTACTTAACAAAAAGCTACATCGTTGGAAAAATCCAATCCACATTACAGGCCCTCTTGCGCTCTATCAAAATCTATTATATAAACTAATCACTATACAAATAAGTTCATGTAGACGAGTATAGTCGACGGCCTAGAGACTACATGAACGTAACTAGGAGGATAATACTATGGCACAAACTACATTTTCAGGACCAGTAAAATCTCAAAGAGGATTTGTTACTGCGGGACCTGATTCGATTGTAAACATCACAGCAGAAACTACTTTAACTTTTGCTGCTCACGCAGGTAAAGTTATTAAAGTAAATGATGCAGATGGTGCAATCACACTTCCAACAATTAAAGCAGATAGCAAAGGTGCATCAGCTGGAGACAATGACCCTAATGTGAACAGTCACTTAGGTGCAGTTTACAAATTTTTTGTAGGCACGGATTGTACAGATTGTGATATTAAAACAGACGGAACTGACAAATTTGTTGGTCACGCAACTGTTGTTAATGTTGCAGACGGTACAAACAGTACATTTGCACCAGGAGCATCTAACGATGTTATCAGCATGAATGGTGGAACTACAGGTGGAGATAAAGGTAGCACAGTTACTATTACTGCACTTGAAGACAA